TTCATGGGCAAGAAGCGACCGGTGAAGAAGACCGCCGCGAAGCCCTCGGTGAACACGGAGCAGTCGCGCGCGGTCAGTACGCCTGACTGGTGGAAGCCGATGGACTACGAGCACAAGCAGGAAGCGCCTCTTGTGCTTCGTGGTGCGAAGTGCCCGACGTGCGCAGCACCGAACACACACCTGGTGACGGCAGCGAACGAGCATGGTTGGTGGAGCTGCCCGAGTTGCGGCCCACTCGCCGACATCGATCGTCACCCTGACATCGATCCGTACAACCCGCCATCAGGCTTCAAGCCGAAGAGCCGCAGCTTCAGGGCCGCGTCGAAGCGCACTACGCAGAGCAGGCTTGTCCTCATCGCCTCGGCGATCCATGAGCGCAATCCCGGTCTGTCCTCGCGTGAGGCATTGGGCTTGGCACGGGAAACAGCACGCAGGTACCCGGAGGCGCAGTGAACTTCTACGAGGGCCAGGCCGTGAGCTACGTCGGCGATGGCCAACGAGGCTTGCCTCTCGGGGCGCACGGTCGCTTGCTTGCCTTCGCCAACAAGACCGCCGGGCACGTGCAGTGGCTTGACGGCCCGTTGCGTGGTCAGGTGACGGTGCACGAGCTTGGCTCAGAAGTCTTGCCAGCAAGCAAGAAATACACTGCTGCTGTCCAAGATGGCCTTGAGGATTCCCTTGAGGTCGGCCCGGTCGCGCACACCAGCGCTCGCACGGTGTACGACACCGAGGGATCCGTCGGTGTACTGACCATGCTTGCCTCGACCGGTTGCCTGGCGAACTTCGAAGCGATCGCCGATGACGCTCATGCGTACGTGCAGGGCCGGATCAGGCAAGAGGCGTCAGTCCGGGAAGTCCTTGCACAGCTTGACGAGGAGGAGGCCAGTGAATTGGTTTCCTTGGCGTCAAGGGTTTTGCTGCAGGATGCGTTCGGTCCGGACATGGAGGACTGATGCACGACGAGTAGGTGCTGCCCCGGGAGGCCACAGCTCATCCTCCGGGGGCAGCGGGTCGATCATCAGAAGCTGAAGCTGGTGATGATCGAGACAATGATCGACAGCACGTAGTCACCCCCAATCCGCTTGAGTCGGTTGGAGATTAACGCAGTGGAGAACCACCCGCACGAGTTGTGGCAGAAGCAGAAGTTCGGTGTGTATCACACATCGAACGGCCGCCGACTGCCCGTCCACAATGGCGCGCTGATCCTCCCCGAGCACGAGCAGAACGCTCGGGCGGATGCCATCGGTGCCGAGAACTACGAACTTGGCGGGCACACCTTCCGTCCCGTGGGCCACCTGATCGAAGGGGCACGCCAGTACAACCGCAACGTGGGTCTCGATGATCCGCATGAGCATGGGTACGACCACGTCCGGCAGACGGCGCACAACCTGAAGACGATTGGCCGGGCGTACGACAAGCTGCCGAACTGGGATGACAAGGCGCTTCCGGCATTCGGCCACATGCGTGACGAGATCAACCACCAGTACGACCATCTGACCGGGCGCATGGGGATCAAGGTCCACACCGTGGATCACGATCCCTACAAGAACGTCCACGAGATGATTCACGACATCAACCACAACAAGACCTTGAAGGTCCTGAACACCGAGTCGACCGGTGGGCACCCGTTCTTCACCAACGACGAGAACGACAGGTTCCGTGCAGTGCACGACGCCTTCGGTCACGCAGCCACAGGCCGGGGCTTCGACGCACACGGTGAAGAGGCAGCCTTCGCGGCGCACTCGCGGATGTTCTCGCCGCACGCAAAGCCAGCCATGGTGAGCGAGACGCGGGGGCAGAACGCCTTTCTTCACTTGAATGGCGAGTTCGGCGATCAGAAGATCGCCGTCCTTCCGCAGCACATGCACGAGCTTGCCCATGACCTCGGGCAGTACCGGCACACCGGTTCGCTGAATGGTTTCTGGAACGCGGGGAAGTTCTACCCATACCCGCAGATCAATACGTATTGCCCGCAGCCCTTCGTCACGTACTCGAACAACACGCACATGGCCAAGGTCGACTGGAACGAGTACCGCACGTACCAGGATGCCCAGAGGCGCCGTTACGAGCGCTCAGGCGTCGGCGGGGGCCAGGAGGAGTACGACCAGTACTTCGGCAAGGGCGAACACCGTGGCAATGGCACAGAGCGCCTGATCACGCCGAAGGAGTGGATGCAGCATTCCCGGCAGCAGACCTTCGACGACCTGTCTCCGCATGAGCAGGAGTGGCATCACGGGTACGAGCTTGGCGAGCGGCATGGCCAGGACGCCGCCAATGCCGACTTCTCCGAGATGGACCGGGCACACGCCCGATCACCTCACCCGGATCACTTCTACAACGGATACGTTGAGGGCTTGAACCAACCGCAGCGCATCGCCGTCCGGATCGGCTGGGTCGGACCTGGAACGGTCCGTGCTGCCCGCTGGGTTGCCCAGAGTGCGCCGAGCATCATCAGGCTGGCCCACGACTCCGGAGATGCCGAGGTCGTCTTCCACTGCCCGTTCTGCGGCTCGGGACAGGTGCTCGCCCGCAACGACGGCACGATTGAGTGCCAGTTCTGCCAGGCGTGCTTCACCGTGCAGGTGCAGCCGCAGTACCCGGCCTTCCCGCAGACGATCAACGGCATGCCGGTGCAGGTGCCGGGCATGGGCCCGCAGTGGCCAGGCGAGGAAGAGCCCGCACCAGGTGCACCGGATCCCAACGGCATGCCCGTTCCTTCGGACACCGATCAGGACGCCGACGGCATTCCCGACGAGGAAGAGGCGCCTGAAGGCGACGAGGACGAGTCCAACGAGGACGCACCCCCATTCGCCAAGAAATCCTTGCTCTACCGCACGGATAATGGTGACTGGCTTGATGAGGGACAGTACATGCGCCACCTTGCCCTGAAGTACAGCGGTGATCGGCAAGCGGTGCTTGAGCAGATCCGGAAGGAGAACGCCATGCAGGGTCGTGACAACTGATGGCCAAGTTCGTGGTGACCGACAAGTGGATCAATGCCGATGGGGAACATGCCATTGGTGAAGAGGTCGAAATCCCTTACGACACGCCAAAGGAAAAGGTCGAAGCGGATAAGCTTGTCAGCTGGGGAGTGATCGACAAGGCTCCGGACAAGACCGAAGAGAAGAAGGCGGACAAGACCGCCTCGAAGTGATCAGGAGCAAGACGTGGCAGCAGGCTTCGAAGTCAACGATCGTCGAGGTCGTGCCAAGGGTCTGATTCTTGGTCAGTCCGTCTCTGAAGCGAAGCGCATGCCCCGTACAGGGGTGAACGTCTCGAACCTGGGCGGAGCGGCGAAGGACAATGCAGCCGAAGTGATCAGCCGCATGCGCAAGCAGCGGCTCGGCATGCGACGCACGGCGGCAACGGGAGCGACCGGTACGCAGACGGCCAATGTGTCGTTCGCGACCGGTCGTCCTCGTGACCCGATGTTCTACTGGCGGCAGAACAACTTGCCGTTCGACGTGACCAAAGAGGATGAGCTTCGCAAGATCCGCCAGTTCTGCCGTCTGCTCTACCTGACTCACCCGATCGTCGCCGCATGCATCGACATCTTCACGAAGTTCCCCTTGCAGGGCTTGGAGATTGACTGCAAGGACGATCAGATCAAGTCCTTCTACGAAGACCTCTTCTTCGAGCAGCTCGACTACCGGAACTACCTGACCGATGTCGGCCGGGAGTACTGGATCACTGGCGAGGCGTGGCCTCTCGGTTCGTTCAACGAGGCCTTGGGCGTCTGGGACGACGACGAGCTGCTGAACCCCGATGACGTGCAGGTGGAGAAGTCGCCGTTCCTCAAGGAGCCGCGCTTCCTCATCCGCCTGCCGGAGACGCTGCGCAAGGTGCTGCAGGACCGGTCGCCGGTCTGGGAGTACAACGCCCTTGTCCAGAACTACCCCGAGCTGAAGGCATACGCGGGCGAGGACTCGCTCATGCCTGTCTCGAACATGCTGCTGAAGCAGATCAAGTTCAAGGGCGACACGTTCCACAAGCGAGGCTTGCCGATCCTCATGCGTGGTTTCCGGGCGATCCTTCAGGAGGAGATGCTCAATGCCGCACTCGACGCGATCGCCGATCGCCTGTATACGCCGCTGATCTTGGTCAAGCTCGGTGCTTCTGCATCGGACCTGGGTACCGAGTCACCCTGGATCCCGACACCCGATGATCTCCTGGACTTCGAGGAGTCGATGGATGCAGCCTTGGCTGGTGACTTCCGTGTTCTCACGTCCCACTTCGCCACTGACATGGCGCCCGTGTTCGGCCGCGAGAACATGCCTGACCTCACGAGCGACTTCGAGCGGATCGAAGATCGGATCCTTCAGGTGTTCGGTCTGTCCCGCACGATCCTCCAGGGAGCAGACCGAGGAGAGACGTACGCGGCCGATGCGCTCAACCGGGACATCGTCACCCAGCTGCTGACCCACTACCAGCGTCAGCAGCAGGAACTGTTCCAGGACCGGGCGTCCATTGTGGCCGAAGCGCAGGAGCACTGGGATTACGACATCCGGGGCGGCAAGCGCTACGTGAAGATGGAAGAAGTCCTCGAAGTCGACGAGGAGTCGGGCGAGCAACGCATCGTCGAACAGCCGAAGTTGCTTGTGCCGGAGTTGAAGTTCGCGACCATGAACCTCGCCGACGAGCAGATGGAGAGGCAGTTCCTGGAAGGGCTCAACGCCCAGGGCGTGCCGGTTCCGTATCGCAACCGCCTTGAGGGCACGGGCATCGCCTTCGAGGAGATGCTCGAACAGCGCCAGACAGAGCAGGTCGCCCTTGCCGTTGCCGAGCAGGAAACTCGCCGGGAAACGTACCTTGCCCTGCGTGATCAGAACCTGCCGATCCCGGACGACCTGAAGCAGGACTTCCAGCCACGTGCCATGAAGCCGCAGTCGCAAGAGATGGCAGGCCAGGACGCAGCCATCCCTGCCCTGGGTGCTGTGCCAGGCGACTATCCAGCCTTGGCGCCGTCACCGGAGGACCTGGAAGAGCAGGACGACGACACCGAAGGTGGCACTCCGACAGACCAGACGACCGGACAGGGATCGGTGATCGTGATGCCGCAGCCGCAGCAAGAGGGCGACCGGCCGGAAGAGTCCGACGAGCAGCGTGATCGGATGCCGAAGCCCGCGCATCGCAAGACCGCTGCCTTCGATTACGACTATGGCCAGATCCGCGAGGCGACGCTGAAGCATTACGAGGAGCCGGACAACTCGCAGGAAAACCCTGACAGGCCACAGGACTTCCAGCCGACCGGCAAGTTCGGTGCCCCACGACACGTTGGGATGCGCCGTTACGTGTACGTGCCACCAGAGAACGAAGAGACCGCGTAGGGCCTGCCTCAGGCCCGGGAATGCCGATCTAAGGATTGAAGGAGGAAGCCATGAGCTTGAGCGGTCGGCAGGAACGGGCGAAGCACGAGACCATCGGTGTGCAGAAGACCGGTGGTGTGGACCCGACTCTGTGGTGGGACTACGCACCCAAGCAGCGGGTGATGACTGTCGACGGCATCATGGGGACCGTCACGGCCGTCTTGGACGGTCCGTACCCAGGCTATGAGGAGTACCAGGTCGTCCTCGACAACGGCCTCGGTGGTGGCTCATACACAAGCTCTCAGCTCCGCGAGGCGAACAACGTCGTCGCGTCGGAGCATCACCTTGCCTCGGATGACTACCCGGAGATGGGCTCGATCCTCTTCGAGCGTCCCGACCCGGCGAAGATCGAGAGGCAGTGCTGATGGGGTTCAACTTCCGCGAGGCAGCGCGGAACCTGACCTTCACCCACCGAGAGCAACAGACCGGCGGCACCAAGTTCCCCGAGCGGCACACGCTTCATGTGCGGGACGTCGATGCAGACAATCGTGCGCTCGGGCATGTGGACTACTTCCCGCCCAAGCGGAAAGGCGGGCCGGTCCACATCGACAACCTGCAGGCAAATGATGTAGATCGGAAGAGCACACGTCTGAACTCCAGTCACAGCAGGAAAT